AAATTAGCCGTGACTGCCTTAATCTGGTCAATCTGTAGCTCCTGTGGCGCAAGTTGTGTCTCTACAGCAATCTTCTGCGCTCTGGCGGAAGACTCTTGTGCTTGACCATTAAGTGCCGCTGTCTGTGACTGCTGGAAGGCCATCTGTGCCTGTGCAACCTGTTGCTGCATTTGTTGTTGTTCTTCCGTAGGCTGTGACGCTTGCTCTGCCTGAGATAGCTTAGCCATCAGTTCTTCACGGTTAGACAGGTTCATGTTGTCAATGATTGACTGAATCAGCGTGTTGTACAGTGGAGACTCTGCTGGCATGGTTTGTAGTAGCTGCACAAGCTGTGTGACTTCGTACTCACGAGCAATGATGCCTAGTGTAGACGTAGTATTGAACTTGTAGTCTTTGACAGGATAGTTTTCTGGGTCAAACTGCATGTAACGACAAGCAGCCATCTTGACAAAAGGAATCAAGAAGGACTGCTGGAAGTTAATCAGAGTACGCTTGTGGCGCTTGATGATTGCACCAAGGGACATGCTGATACCAGCAGCCGTAGAGTCACCATTGATACTGCCGGGNATACCAGCGGAGTCAATAGCACCTGTAGACATCTGAACCATCTTCTGTAGTTCCGCTGCCTGTGCAAAAGTAATCTGACTGACTTGACCAAAGTTAAATGGATTGAGTACAGACTTAGGGTCACCATTGGTCAAGATGATCTTACCGGGGCGTACCTCTGGTCTAGAGCCTCTAGGAAGCCGTGTAGCGTCCATAGCCATCATTGGATGGACAGTTAGGGCTAGGGCATCAATACGTGCTCTAAGCTCTGTATCAAGTGCTTTCTGGCTGTTGTAGCCCTTCTCGCACACACCACGGCCCCAGAACCTACCGGGAACTACATCCCAAGGGAAGGCAACTACAGGACGATCCTGCATCATGTATGGGTTTGCCTCTGCCTTTAGCAGGATGCCTCCATTAGCCACAACCACAATAGCTTCGACGTAATAGCTTGCATCTTTGTCTTTCTCCGGTTCCTCTACTTCAATATCAGCAATGTCCTCGTCATCGGCAAGCATTGCTTCCTTTTCACCAATCTCCAAGAGATAGCGGGGTACAAGACCGTAGTACTTAGTTAGGCGTACTTTGTCTTCGTCGTAGCTGGTAAGGTCTTGATCTGGCTCTAAGTCATAGTCACTAGCCGCCTGCCCTACGTACACGTCCCTGTAGACACCTTCTTCCTGTAGCTGTTGTACCTTGTGTCGAGGCACAAACTCGTCCACAGCAACGCCTATGGCGTCCTGTATAGAGGTAGCTACGGGGTCAATTAGGAAGTTCTGAGGCAGTACAGGGCGTAGTTTGACTACTGTGCGGTCTGTGACGTTTACACCTACTGCCTGTAGCTGACCGTCCATGATGGGCTGTGTAGCAGGAGCCATCTCTTTGACTTCCTCCAGCACTACTTCAGCCACACCCATTCCAAATACTGCACTGTTGATGAGACATTCGCCTACTTGCTTGCGAATTTGTGTCTTTTCAAAGTCCTCATGCAGTTTTTGCCGTAAATACACGACATCTTGCGACTCAGCATCGCCAAGTTCGTCCGTAATATCAAAATACTTGCCTCTACCAAAGGTGGCCTCCTCAATCTCAGCTACACTAGACTCTACAGCCTGCTGTAATGCAGGGGAAATGATACGTGAACGCTCACTTTTGCGCTCCATGTCCTCTGCTGCCCAGATTCCACGCCATAAACGGTAGAATTCTTCAAATCTTTCTGCGTAATTAGACTCATAGTGGTCTCGCCATGAGTCACACTTAGCCATTACCCAGTTTTCTAGGTGTTCGTCACTCGACAGAACGTCGTTGTCGCCATAATCCATACTGTTTACCCTTAACGTAAGCGTTTAGTCTTAGAAGCAATGCGCTTGGGCTGCTTACTGAACTGTTTACCGGCCTTTGTGTCTTTTCTTTTCTTTCTAGTGGTGGCTGCATACTCTTGCGGAGACAAAGAAGCTATAGCAGAGGACGGTAGATAGCGTTCACCCGTGGCTTTTGGCCCTTGAGTGCTGGGTTTACCTGACTTTGTACGCCACTTTTGTTTAGTCCAGTTCTTTAAGGACTGCTGAGACTTCTTTAGCCCTCCTGAAGATTTACGCTTGGCCCCTTGCGCTCTGGCTCTAGTTCCTGCTCTTATAGCCATTATCTGGCTCTCTTTTGTGCAGTCTTGCTCAGTTCTTTAAAATGAAACAAACGCTGGCTTGTTTTTCCGTGGGACTTATGCGTATGCAAGTGTCCGTTTGGCATTTTGTGAGTGTTTCCTGTCCACTCCTTGCCTTCTCTGGTATAGTGGGGTACACCTCTCATCGGTATCCTCCTCCTTTGGCTTTGTATTGCTTTGCCAGCATCTGGGCTTTCCTCGCCGACCATTGTCCGGGGGCACCACCTTTGCCACCTGCTTTGATTCTATTAAATAGGTTCTTACGCATAGTGGGCTTTGTGTAGTTTCCAGCCTCATTTACCCTCGACTTAGATTTACGTTTAGCACCCTGTGATCGTGCTCTAGTTCCTGCCCTTGTTGCCATGTTAATATCCTGTTACAACGTCCAAGACCTCAAGATCATCAATCTCAAAGTCATAACTGTAGGCTACCTTAGCCAGTTGATCTGTGTACGCAAAGGCATCCACAAGGTCATCATGTGTCAATACGTCAGGAAACTGGAACAATTGATCTAAGAACTTACTGTTCCACTCTCCCTTGCCTAGAGTAATCTGACCGTTTTCAAATCTACCCTGTAAGGCCCACATGATTCTGTCTGTTTTCTTTTTGTTGCCGTGGGTTAGCTCCTCCACAACAAAGAATCTACCACGCTGCTTCATTAAGTCCATCAACGGTGACATCACAGCCTGCTTAGCGATACCACGCTCTATGCCTACACTGATGGGCCTGTAGTCCCGCACAGCCTCAAAGATCTTTCTAGCTGTCTCCGCTAAGTCCCATCTACCATATATGATGTTCTCTAAGTGCCAGCCGTTTTCGTTGACTTTTACAACAGCAATTGCAGACTCGTCTAGTCGGGAGTTTTTAGTTCTTTTCTTACTTACGTCCTCAAAGCCAGCTAAGTCAATGCTGATGTAGTAGTCACCTATCTCTGGTGTCTCACCGAACTTGACCCACTCCTCCTTAAACATCTCTGAGCCTCTGGCCTCAAAGGATGCCATAAACTCTTGTCTAAAGGCATAGGAGGACATAGACTTTTTAGCTAGGTCAATCTCATCTGGGTCTAGTAGCTCATTGTCGTAGCTTGTGAAATGCCATGACTGATAGGACTCATCGTCCTCTAGCTCTGCGTACTTGTACAGGTCGTAGAAGTGATTACGGCCCATAGGTGTACCGATGAACAGTGCACCACCCTTTTGGTCAGCCAAGGCAGGTCTCAAGATCTGCTCAAATACCTCCGGCTTCATGTCGGCGTACTCGTCCATCACTAGAAACTTCAGTGACACACCACGCATAGTCTCAGGTCTATCGGCACCTTTGAGGCTGATGGTTGCACCGTTGACCAGTTTAATCTGTAAGTTGTTTATGTGACTAGAGGATACAACGGGGTGCGCCAACTCCAATAGTGTTTGCCACATGATGTCTCTGGCCTGTCCTTGTGTTGGAGCTACATAGAACACGTGGCCTTTGTCTGCCTGTAAAGCATTGACAATCAACATCCATGCTGCTAGTCTGGACTTACCTGTACGTCTACCGGCAGCTACAATCTTAAACCTAGTGTCGTCTGCCCAGACTTGCTTTTGCCAGTCCAGTAGTTGTATGTTAAGGCTAGTCATAGAAATACTTGACTATGTACTCGTCTAGGTCTTTTTCTTCCTCACACTCATACTCTACGTCTAACTCAGGATCTCCGTCCCAATTTAGATCTTCTTGTTGTGCTAAGGTTGTTTTGTAATCTCTGTTAGTGTTCACTAACTATACGTCCACATTACAGGTGTATCTGGAGTAGCCCTAATGTCTACATGCACAAAGCCTCCGGCTACACCAATCCCAGTAAAGCCTAACTTAATAGCATTCTTTACTATAGTGTACCGTTGTAAACCAGAGGACACAGCTATGTCCGCTGCAATACCTTGTGCATGTGTGCCGGGAGTGTTTTTCCCTAGTTCAATAGGGTGGTCAGGTGATCTATAGCCACTTGTGATTACAAAAGGAAAACCACAGTGCTCTCTAAGCTCATCTAGTGCAAAAATCAATTCTTCTTCAATCTCATTCTCGCCTGTGGCTTGACACACAAATTCGTCCTTGGTAAAGTACTTAAACATCCTGTGTATACTCTCCTTCTATAGGATCATTAGGTGTCACATCGGTCTCTACTGCTCCGCTACCGATACCTGAGATTGTTATGGATACCGCTGATCTACCAGAGGCGCTATCTTTCTCAAAGTAACTCAAGGGTAGCATGCGATCCATCACTAGTTTCCATGCTGCCGCTTGATTCTTGTGTTCATCGTCTAAAGCTGCATCGAAGATAGCATCCATTACTTTACGTGACTTGGGTGAAGCCAACATACGAGCTTTGTACTCATTGATAATTGCTGCATCACCTTTAGGTCTACCTACAGCACCTCTAGATCCTTTAGATTTAGAGACTACATCTGTTTTTCTAGGTCTACCTCTCTTGCGCTTTAGTGGCGCTTTAGGTTCTGTAGATGTTTTATCAATATCCATGTGTGTATTTTACCTTCTAGTCTTTCTAAAGAATACTATATCATTATAGCATATTTTTCTGTGTTTGTCAAGTCCTTTTATGTGTTAATTTATAGTTCCGCAGTTTTCTTTTGTTATCAAGAGGTTAGGTATGTTAGTAAGCACTAGCTTTACTGAGGTTTTCCTAGTTTTACTTTTGATGTACGGGAGTGCCTACTACTATTATTACTAGTGACGCTAGCCCTCCCCCGTCCTCTCTAGCATACCCCGGCCCTCTTGTCAACAAAAGATTTTCCCTAGCACACATCGCTGCTCGTGTCAACACTTGACAACACGAGATAAACCTGAGTGAACTTGAGGGCGCTACCACAGTCAGCACGAGATGTCAAGAGAAAAAAGAGTTGACAAAAGTGCAAGAGTGTGGGCCGTTGTGGTAGCCTCTAGCACACAACAGTCACACCAGTACAATTGATT